ATCTATAAGTAAGAGTTAGTATAATTCCCTGTTGTCTAACGACTGAAAATAGGTAGCTTGTAGCACATAAAGGTATAAGGTTTAAAATTTGAGAGTATAATACACAACCTTTGAGGCACTTAGCCAATACGATACCAACTCTCTATGTGTTACAGGCTATCTATGTAAGTTTAAGTCAGGAACGCTTAGGCGGAAAAGTGATATAAACAAAGTTAATAACTAATTCCTGTTTCACTCGCTTACAATAGGTAGCTTGTAGCACATAAGATAGAACCCGTATGCCTCAAGGCTAGATATATCTAAGTACGATACAAAGATAGCCCGTACACTGACGCATACTGTCTCAGACTTGTGTGTTACAAGCTATCTATAATCTTGCAAGTTCTAGCGTGCTGGAAATAGAGATTTGATAGTAGTTCATAAAGTAAAAATATATCATACGTGTCGTTACCTTTTGTACGACACGTATGTACATGAAAGGAGATATATGAATGTACAAGGAATACGTATAAATGCAAAAGATAGTCCAGATATACCATACACTGTTGAATTTGCATTTATTATTAATCCAGATGAAGAAAAGGCCAATAGAGTATACAGTATTGACGTAGAAGCTGTTGATATTGCAGACGCAATGACTAAAGCAAATATGATATTACATCATGAAAAGGTACAATCTTTTTTAGAATTTGCTATTGATAACGAATTGAGCCTTGAACATGTGGTAAATAGCGGTGCATTGTTTCAATGGATGAGAGAACAACCAACTTCTGTTCAAATATTTGAACCAGAAAAAAGGAAATTATTATATGATTTAACAGCAGAATCTGTAAATCATATGATGAATAATATTAGTACAGAAGTAGAAGATTTCTTAAGGAGTCAACAAAATGATTCCTGAGGATATGAAACAAGCTAATCCTCCAGAACCATTTGGTAATCGTAAAGGCAAACAACCAACATTACTTACTGATGCAAAAGTAAAAGTATTGTTATCTATGCCTGGTACATGGTTTATCATTGGTACTAGAAATAAATGGATTAGCGGTGTAAAAGCCAATATAGAAGGTATGCACCAATCAAACATTTCGCATTTATCTGAAAAAGGTAAATTTGAAATACAACAAAGAAAAAATGATGATGGACAAATAGACATCTATTGTAGATTTGTTACGTCATCTCTAGAAGAAGAATAGAAAGGAAATTACTATGGAAAATAATAATGACTGTTGGAAATTAGTAAATAAAGTACTTGGCAAATCCAGAAGAATATTACTCTGGGGACCTCCAGGTACAGGTAAATCATTTAGTGCAGTGAAAACAAATGCACCATTAAATATGGAAGGTGACCCAAATATCTTCCAAATTACTATGACAGAAGACACTGCTAGTGCAAACTTAGAAGGTTTTTATATGCCATCTAAGAGCGGTGCTTTTGAATGGAATGACGGTATTGCAATACAGTCATGGAGAAATGGCGGTAGGTTGATTATTAACGAAATTGACCATGCATCACCAGATGCTATGACATTTCTTCATGCTATTCTTGATGACCAAGAAATAGCACAATTAACAATTAACAATGAGGACAAAGAAACAGTTAAACCTGATGAAGGTTTTCAAGTCATTGCTACGACTAACAGTCCTCCAACGAGCTTACCTCCAGCTTTGAGGGATAGATTTCCAGTGAAAATACACTGCAACACTATTCACCCAAGTGCAATGAGTAAGTTTCCAAAAGAATGGCATAAAGTAATCAATGATACATCATTAGTTGATGATGTAGATGAAAGAATATCTGTTCGTTCATGGACAGAGTTTTTCAGATTACAAGAAGAACAAGACTTTAATTCTGAAATTGCAGCCCAATTAATATTTGGTGACAAAGCAGCAGAGTTAGTTGACGCTGTAACTTTGGCTAAAGCTGATGCATAGTGATAAAGCCTATCCATATCCAGAAATAGTTACTGGTGACAAATGGACTGTTAATGAAGTATTTGATGGTACTACACCTCATACTGACAATCTAAATAAACAAATGACAGTTCCACTTGACAGAGAATGTGAAAAGTGTGGACTTGAACATAGCAGAACTATTCGTAGACACGAATTAGGTCATGCTAAATGGTCACCTAAAACTATGGGTAAACTACCCAAAGGAGTACGTGCAGAAGCTATAGAAGTATTAGAAGAAATACGTATTAATTATTTACTTTATCTAGAAGGCTTAGGACTTAATAGTTCAGCTGTATGTCATGAAGAAGTAAAAATGCGTACGACACAAATGATATACAAAGCAAGTATATCTCAAATACTTTTGTATGGTTTAGCATGTTTTGGTTGGCAAAATACAGATACAAATAAAAATAACAAATATCTACGTGCTAATTGGCGTATGCATAATGATTATTTGTATGAATATCAAATATATAAAGAAGTAATTTTAAATGCAATAGATGGTAAAGAATTATCTGAATTACGTAAAGCAGAGTTAGAATTTGTTTTATCACAAATAAGTAATTTTAGCAATAGATTACTTAGTTCTAGAGGTAATTTTCAAATTATGGTTACTTACAGAAAAGTACAAAATATTGCTAAAGAGTTATCTATCGTACTAGATGCATTTATGGACAAACCAAATCCTGAAGATGTATTTGCACCTGAACCTCAACCTGGTTCTAGTGAAACTGTATATGAAGGTGAAGCTGAAGATGAATCTGAAAATGAAACTGGTTCTACAGGAGATTATGGAGATGTAAATAAACGTCTTATGAATCGCATGAAGAAAGAATTAGTACAGAAAATGCAGTATCAATCTTCACCTGGTGTAGGTCTATGGGGTAAAATGTCAGTACATGAACCATCATTGACTGTTAACTTACAAGGTAGACTAAAGAATGGTAGAGATTACAGGCCAGCTGATATTGGTTATAATCCAAAATACATAAATCGTTATTGTTTAGATAGAAAAATATTTAAACAAAAACAACGTGTTAAAGGCGGCACAATACTTATTGATGCATCAGGTTCTATGCGATTTGATGGTAATGATATATTACAAATTATGGAAATGTTACCTGCAGTTAATATAGCTATGTACAATGGCTACGGTCAAACAGGTAATTTACGTATAATTGCTAAAAATGGTATGCGTGTAGATGATAATTATCTAATGGATTATTGCGGAGGAGGTAATGTAGTAGATGGTCCAGCTTTACGCTGGCTAGCTGATATGCCTCCAAGACGTATATGGGTTTCAGACATGCATGTATTTGGTTCAGCAGGAAGAAATTCTAATGGTTTCAATTTGATTAAAGAATGTTTAGACATTTGTGTACAAAACAATATTGTAAACCTACAAGATATAGAGGAAGTAAAGGAGCATGCTTTAAAACTAAACATGTGATACAGTGGTAAGGAATATCGTAACTGGCAACAGTGTCTGCGAACTCCTTTCCGCAGGTCAAACTTTATTCAGTATTGGAATAGAGTCGGAGGAGAACTCCGAACGAGGGCAGCCTTTCAGTCATGTCAACAGTCCTATAGTTAACACCAATACACTTACCTAAATCAAGTACGTTAGCGGTGCAGATGTCTAAGCGTGCGAGCGGGGCTACCGAGCTGAGCGAGCAAAGCGTGACTCTGCGGGAGCGGGGTACTTGCAAATTCATAATATGTGTATATAATGACAAGTATGAATATAGAAGAATTACTGCGTGAAGCAGAAACAGGTAAGATAAGTAAAATAACTAGTAGAATTACTGAAGAAGCTATGCCATTTTGGAAAGGTTTAGAAGAACGTGTATCTGCTGGTGTCGCAATAAAACCATTTGTTGTTTCAAGATTATTGAAAGAAGAATTTGGTATTAAAATAAGTGAAAGCGCTATACGTAATCATTTTGAAAATTTAGTTCCTAGTGAATAAAAAAGAACTTGAGCTTTTAGCCGAAGCTGAAAGTCGTAAAATTCAGGAATTAAAATCTGATAATCTGAAATTACTAAAACAATTAGAGAAAGCTAAAAATAAAAAAGCTGACATGATTGATGCAGTATATAGCGCTGTAGCAACTAACTTACGTACTTGGGATAAACCTAAAATACCTAAGCCTATGTTGCATAAAAAAAATAAAAATGAAGAAGTTGCTGTAGCTGTATTTTCAGATGTACAACTGGCGAAAGTAACTCCAGATTATAACACACAAGTAGCTGAACAAAGAGTAATTGAATATGCAAATAAGATAGTTGAATTGACAAATGTACAAAGATACTCACACCCAGTTAACAAATGTGTTGTATTAGCTGCAGGCGATATTGTAGAGGGAGAACTTATATTTCCAGGTCAAACGCATCTTATAGATGCTTCATTATACAATCAAGTAACAGTAGATGGACCTAGAATTATGACACAATTCTTTGACATATTGCTTGCTAATTTTAATGAAGTAGATGTACATTGGGTGATAGGAAATCATGGCAGCTTAGGTGGTCGTGCAAGAAAAGATTATCATCCTGATTCTAATGCAGATAGAATGCTTGGAAAAATTATGTCAATGACATATGAAAAAGAAAAAAGAATATCGTTTACAATACCAGACAGTACAGGCGACAATCATTGGTTTGATATAGCTGATGTAGGTGAAGGATGTAAATTCTTTGTATGGCATGGCGATAATGTTAGAGGACATTCAGGTTTTCCTTGGTATGGATTTGGTAAGAAGTTACTAGGTTGGAAAGCATTAGCTAGTCGTGGCTTAATGCCTGACTTTGACTATGCAATTGCAGGACATTTCCATACACCTACAACTATGTATGTTAATGACGTAAGATTGTGGGTAAACGGAAGTACAGAAAGCTACAACACATACGCATTAGAACAGTTAGCTTCAATGGGTAGGCCATGTCAATGGCTATTATTCGCTAAACCAAATCATGGTGTAACAGCAGAGTATTTGGTTAAGTTAACTGAAAGTTGATATAAATAAAGTAAAAGTATAGCGTACGTTTCTTTACCTTACGTAAGAAACGTACTTAATAGAAAGGAAGTTATGACTAATAACGTTGACTTGTTATCTCCTTTTCCAGAGGAGTTAGTACGTAAAGCACCAGCAGGTAAGTTTGGTGATTACGTGCCACATGCTAATTATGTAGAAAGACTACGTGATAGCGGTGTTAAGTATTCATGGTCATGTGAACCAGTATATGGTATGCATAACGGTGAAAAAAGAATAGTAGGTGCTAAAGGCACTATAACTATTGATGATATGGGAACATATGATGGCTTTGGGGACGTTGATACGTTCAAGTTATCCAATGCTAAATTTAATGATGGTACCAATCTAAAAGATGCAGAATCAGATGCATTCAAACGTGCATGCATGAGGTTCGGTCTTGGCGTAGAGCTATGGTCTGGTAGTAAACAATCAGAAGAAGAAGCTACAGCAGTAGAATCTCCTAATGTTTATACCCAGGAGATGGCTGATAAAGATGCCAGAGTAGAAGTTACTAAGGTAGATATGCGCAAAAAAGAACATAAACCTACGCCTGAAGACATCAAGCGTATGGAAAGTATAATGGACGACATTTTAAATGCGTCAGATGAGGAGAAATAACTATGGAATATACAGTAGGTCAAGCATTTGACCAACTACCAGAAACTATATCAATTGATAGAAGACATAATATCTTTGTAGATGATTATAAAAATCTACTAGATGCTACACCAAATAAATGGGTAGCTATGGATGTTATTGATATTTCTGGTCTAGATAATAAATCAACAGATTACATAAAAACTGTTGGTAAATATTATCACAGAGCAAAAGCTTGGAATAAAAAATATCCTGACTATGAATTTAAAAATATAAGAACTGAATCTCAGTTTATTATGTTTGGAAAGAGAGTTATTGATGGAATATAAAGTAGGTCAAACATTAGATATGTTACCAGAAGGATACTCTTTAAGAGGTAGTGGTGCGCATCTAGCCAACAGGGCTGTATTTATAACCGAAAATTATGCAGAAAAACTTACTGCACAACCAAATAAGTGGGTTGTATTAGATATTATGGAAGATAGAAAAAAATCTAAATTCCATACTAGACAAAATAATTACAACAAAAAGTACAATTCTAAAGGATTTGAATTTAGAAGAATACTTACAGAAACTAACCAAATATTTTTGGGTAAATATAATCCTAGTTTATTAACATGAAACAGGATATACAGTTCATAGCTACACAAGTAGCTAATATGACTGAACATATTATAGACCCAGAAATGCGTAAAAAAGTTATTGGCAAAGCTAATGATTACGCAAGAGTTAGAAAATTTCCAGATGATAAAGAAGTCTGGACTGATAGTCAACTAGGCAAGTATTTTGATATGCTAGAAAAACTTGCTGGTACTACAGAAATTGTATTACCTAGTAACTTTGACCAAATGTCAATTGATAAAAAGATTGATGTTTTAGAAGAAACTGGTATTGCAACTGAAATAAATACTAATGATACTAAAGATGGTTTAGAAGAAGCCAGTAATTTAGTAGAAGGAATAGTAAATAAAATGGAAGAAACCAAAAAATATCGTGACGATTTAGCATGTCCATACTGTAAAGCAATGGTATATGATAATCGTAACAGCAAGAAATCAGACAAATCACCTGACTTTGTTTGTTCTACAAATGACCCTGCAGTATGTGGTGGACATTCAGGAAAATGGCGTAAGTCATGGTGGATGGATAATTCTGATTTACCTGAGGAATGGGGTATCTAATGATACCTGAATACTTCAGGAATGTACGTGTACCAGCTTACATAAAATCTAAAACACAGTTAATAGCATGGGTATTAACTGAATTTATGCATGATGAACCAATAAGTAATTGGGAATTTGTAGCTGATTTACACTGCCATAGGTTTGGTGGGATAATACATAATCTTAGAGCAGAAGGTTATGAAATTACTACCTTACCTAGTAAGAAAAAAGGTCTTGTACATTATTACTGTACTAAGCTACCAATGAAAACTGCTAGCATTAGCTAATGTTAGAAATAATTATTGGATGTATGTTTCCTATGTTACTTACAACTGATAATGTATCTGAAGTCAAAGAGTGCGTTCAAGTTGCTGACAATTTAAATCATGTAATAGAATACGCACCTTTGATTTCTGATTATTTTGCCGAAGCTGACATACTGCAAGCATTAGGTGTTATCTACTGCGAAAGCAGTGGAAGAACAGATGTATGGGGATACAATACTAATGGAACTGCAGATGTCGGTCTTTGGCAATTTAATGACAATACTTGGGCATGGTTAAAACCTAAACTTAATATAATAGAAGATAGGACTAACGCACGCACCGCTACTTATGTAGCTGCGTGGTTAGTATATAATGATGGTTGGCATCATTGGAATAGCAGTAAGCAATGTTGGAAAGGAACTAGTAATGAACGATTATACATTCAGTTATCTGGTTAATAAAGCATTACAAAATCAAAAGCAAGACTTAAATATATTTAATTATCTTTGTGAAGATTGTAATGCAGCATTTGTTACAGATGTACCATGGAATCAAAAATGTGAAAATTGTCATGATAATTATTTTAAGGATTTTGACAATGAGTAATTCAAATAAAAAAATAGATATTAATAAAATAAATATTTTTTCTAGCCCAAAGTTTATGAAAGTATGGGCGCAACAATTTAGCAAAGCATGTGGTAGTGAAACGTTTAACGTTGCACCTAACATGATTGCATTAAGAATGTTGATGGATAAATTTGTAAAAGATTACAACTTTTATCTATCACAATTAGAGGAGGAATAATGTCACATCCAATACCTGGCATGGAATATTTTTGTCAAGATTGTTTAGTTGATATAGAGGAAGGACATACTTGTGAATAATTTTACTAATTACAGTAAACAAAATACAGATATTGAATACGATTTTAATTACAAAAGTAGATTAAAATTTCGTGAACAAACAAAAGATATGGAAGATAAAGCTGACCAATTAGCTACTTTTGGTGGTAAAAGATTCTTAGGACTTAATAAAAAAGGTAATGAAGTATGGGTAAGTTATAACATTAACAGGGCTGACTTATCCATAGATATTAAAACTACACATAATTTAGATAGCATTGTTAAATATGCACCTAAACGTGTAACTGTTGGCGCAAATCAAGATGCACCAAAAGATTTAATGAATGCTAGACAAATAGATACAGGAGCTGTAACTGAAAATACTATTAATTATTTACGTAAATTAATACATATATCAGAAGCTGGTATAGGTAAAGTTAATGGTAAATGTAGTACACAATTGTTTATGTATGTGTCTAATTTAATATATGAAGGTGAATGGGAGCCTACAAGTAGTACAAATAAAGTTAGATGGCAGGACATATTAAAGTCTTGGGAATTTCCATCAGGACGTTATTTTACTGTTTATGGATAAAGAGTACGACAATCTACCAGAGATGCGTGAAGTAGCCCTTAAACGAGCTAATTACGCTTGTGAATGGGCATATTGTACAGATAATAAATGGTTAGAGCTTGCACACATACATGGAATAGGTATGGGTGGTAGTAAAAAACGTAAATACGACATTAATAATGTAGCAATATTATGTAAACATCATCATGATATTTATGATGGAAGACAACGTGTCGGAGTAAGTGTAGCTTATAGAGAGCTACTAATGGGTTTTTTAAAAAGAGAGCGTAAACTAGATACTAAGTAGCGCTACTTGTTACTAATTTTACGTTGCAAAGATACTTGGTTTAAACCTGCTTTAATAGCTTTATCTTTTTCTATTAAACCTAATCCCATTAAGTTATCAGCAAGTGAATATTTACCTTGTTTACTAGCTTCATTAGCACGTTTAAAGAATTGAATAGATTTTTTTTCAGCTTTATTTTGGAAAGCCCTTTGTTGTTTTAATCTACCTTTAGCTTCAAATGTACCCATACCACTAGCGTAACTTAAATGTTCTTCTGGTAATTTTTTGTTATTAGGTAACTGCATTATCTATTTAATTTTGTATTTTGATTAGCACGATTTCTGTCTTCCCATGTTTTTATATCTGGTTTAACAGCAGGTGAAAATAATATTCCTTGTTTAGGAAATTTTTGTCTAGCTTCCATAACACTTTGTTTGTATAGTGCCATTTTCAATGCAGAAAATATACTTTTTTTATTAAGTGTTTCATAACTATCAGCGTATGCTTTTGCATCAGAACTATCTAATTTTCTATAAACACCCATATTAAATTTATTAACTTCAGGTTTATTACGTTTAGCTCTAGGCATTATTTACTAATCTGTTTCTTAGCGTATGTTTTAATAACAGCTAAAGCTGCACCACCACCAGCTAACGCAGCTAGTTGTAATGTTTCAGCTTCTACACCTACTAAAGGCGCAACTGTTAACGCACCAATAAATGCTTCTATAAATGTCCAAGCAGTACGCTCTAACATATCTTTTAGGTCTTCACTCATTTTATAACTCCATGCTTCGTTCCAAGGGGTCCACGCAACGTCCTTCTTAAACGTCCCATCAGAGTTTCTTTTTCTATTAAATTTTTCAAACATTAAGCTTCTGGTCTTTTACTATACTGCGAACCAGGCACTTTACCTAGTATTTCTTCTATAGATTTTTTTGGAAGTACTCCAAATCCATAGGCTTTACCTTTGAAAGTTCTATGTAATCCTTTTATTAAAGGACCAACTGTAAATATTGATGGTTTACGCAAGTCTGGTATTTTACCTGCATCACCAAATCCTGCAGATTGTCCACCTTTAGTTGTAGGTTGTTTAACTTCAAATGGTTTACCATAATCTACATCTAATCCTGTAGTAGTTGTTGCAGGTTTAACTTGTGAACGATAAAGTTCACGTTTTTCACTAGCAGTCATAGTATCTTCATATTTAGGTTTAGTACCCATAACAGACTCTAATGTTGTTTGACTAGTTGTACCTGTTTCAAAATCAAATTCTAATTTGTATTGAGATATTTGTTCTTGTGCAATTTTAGCAGCATAATCTGCGCCTTGCTCTGCTTGTGCTTTTGTAATAGCTATGTCAGATTTTAATCCTCTTTCACTTAAATATTCAAATGCTGGTGTTTGACCTTTAATAGGTTTACCTTCAGGTGTTGTACCTATACGTAATTCAGGAACATTAGTTTGTTTTGGACTTCTATATTCAATTCCTCCAGGACTTACTTTTGGTTCAGTAGTAACAGTTATTTGTGAAGTAGCTGTTTTACGTAAAGATTTAGCTTTAGCTTCTGCTTGTGGACTAGGTGCAGGTTCTGTTCCAATAATAGTTGCACTACCTTTTATGTTAGGGTCAACTTTAATTGTACCTGTTTGTCCACTAGGTAAATTTACTTCTGTTTTAATTCTAGGTACTTCTGCATATGGTGATTCAGGTGTTAATACAGGACCTTTTACTTCGTATCCAATTGGTTTCTGTGACGGTTTTGGTGGACCTTCTATTGTTCTAGATTTAGTTAATTTATTTTCAGCAGTAACTTCATAAGATTCACCCATTAGTTTTTTCTTTTCTTCTAATGATTTAGCTACAGCTTCACGTTCACCTGCTAAAAATCTTTCAGTATTAATTAATCTAGTTTCATAATCAATAGATTTTTTAACACCAGATTGTGTACGACCTTGAGTAGGAGATACACGACTAACTGTTCTATCTATTTCTCTACGTGCTGTTTCTAATTGAGAATCAATTGCTTTTAGCATATCTTCTTCTACAAATGTATATGCTTTTTGTACTTGTTGTTGTTGTAATGTAAAGTCAAAATCAGGTCTAGGTCCAGTAGCAGCTGAACCTTTTTTACCTTGAGTTAATCCACCTTCACCTTCTATTTCATCAATATAATCTTGTATTGGGTCTGACATTAAAGCATCTTTCTTTTGTCTAGTTTAGCAGACAACACTTGCATTTCACCACTTATCTCTTGTAATTTTTCCATAACTGTACTTGCAAGTATGACATCATCAGTTGACTTATTAGATATTTCTTTAGTGTTACCATCATAATCTATATAAGTTACTTCAACATCTAAACCTGATTCAATAGCTGAAGCAACACGTGGATATACGAATTTGTACGCATCAACGCTATTGCCTATAAACCCATCTTTTGCTACACGATTGTTAGTTTGTGTATTACCCAGAATTAAACAACCTGCTGTATGCTCATCAGTATTACCTGTATGCCATAGTATATATTCAAAGCCTGGTACATCTTGTACCCATATCATACCTTTATGCATAGCACCATATTTATTTACATATCTATTATGAAAACCACCTTCTGTACGTAATTTTAATTTATATGTACCTGCAGGTATACGTGTTTCACCCCAGACTTTTACATCACGTTGTTCATCTTCTAATGTGTAGGCAAGAAATGTACGTTTACCTCTGTCAATTTCAAATAGCAAACCTGATGTAGAATCTTTACCGCTACTAACTCTTAATACTTCATATTTCATCTTTTACTCCTTGCCATACTGCACACCAACCATATGGTGCTACTTGTTCTTTGAATGCAATGCAATAGTTATTAGAATAATGTTTGCAATTACCACAATACTGACCAGGTGTATTACTTCTGTTAACATATGCTGCAGGTAAAGGCATTATTTTTTCTTTGGGATTTTTTTAATTTTACCATTATGTGTTCTAGCGTAAATATGAGTTTTAGTAGTACGAATTACAGTACCACTATATGTTTTATTTCCCCACTTCCACGAAACTCTCCTAGTCATTTTTACCATTTAACCTTATGTGACCAGTATCTAGCAGAAAATTTATCTGGACTACTATCTTGTGCATTATGTCTAGCATAATAAGATTTTTTACGTGCTTTATCTTTTTTAGATTTAGGATTTTTACCTGCACCTTTTACACCTTGTTGTCCAAATCTAATTAATTTAATTTTATGACCTTTTTGTGCAAGAACAACATGTGATTTAGTTTTATGTTTAGGTGTACGTTTAGGTTTATTTACACCACTTAATCCATATTTTTTAAGCATTGCTTTTTTTCTAGCATCATGTGCCATTATGCCTCCTTACAGCAAGAACTACCATGTTTACAATTACAAATTTGTACAAATGAACCATCTTCTTTTGTATCTACTGTACACATTATCTACTCGCTTTTTGATTACTTTTTGGTTTATCTTTTCTAAATCCTATGGTAAGTAACCATATTACTAATGTAATTATAGTAGCTAATCCAGTTATTTGTTGAGCAGAACCAGTTAATGTTAATGTAGCTATAACAAGACCTACAAGTGTCCATGACAAATTAAGTGTTTCTTTAACTATTTCTATAAACCAATTCCATATTTTTTTAATCATATTGTTTTCCTAAATATAAATGCGGCCATAGTAGCTATTCTAGTCAAAATAACTGGGACTACAACTTCTTGTGCTTTTTCCTTTTGGTCATTAGTCATGTCATCACCAATAGTTGTAATGTCAATAGTATTAAAATCTACTAATACTTCTATTGGATTTTCTATAAAGTTTTCAAATTGTATTTCTGTAACTACATCAGCAAGTGTATAGTCTTCTACGTCTGCATTTTCTACAGCACGTTCTACAAATATTTCTACAGCTTCAGCTACTACTTTGTCTGATTTAACAGCTTCTGCAATAATAGCAACATCTTCAGTTTCAACTTTAAGTACATCAGCAACAACATCAACTTGCTCTGGTGTAAGATTTTCAACATCTTTTATGGCCTCCTCAACAACAGCTTGAACTATTTCTATATCTTCTTCAGTATATTCTTCTACAGGTTTTTCTTCAATAATTTCCTGTACTGGCTCAACCAAAATTTTTTTATTAACTTCTGGTA